GTCACGAGCTGTACCCCAAGGCTGGTCACCCCACGGGACAGGAGCTAGACCGTACTCGTTACGAGCTTCGTTGATCACCATGACGTTCCGACGAATGAGCGTATCGACCTTCTTGAGAGTGAACTCGTCGTCCTTCGGCATCAACGTTTCGAAGTCACACTTGACTCCGGTATCGCCGAACATCGGCAACAGCTGAGCGTTGATCGTATCTGCGATCAACTCCAAGATCGGGTTGATCGTATACGTCATGAAGTTGACTTCGTCCTGGAACGAGTTCGCTCGGTTGACGTCCTCTACGATTCCCGCAATCGACTTCGGGATCCCCATGATGTTGAGGATGAAGTCTCGAGTGTTCTTCAACTGGTTGAGGAAGTCCATCTCGGCCTGATTGAGACCGACGTCCATGTACTTCAAGCCGTGAGTAGCGACTGCGGTCCTGTTCCAGTTCTTCTGTCCCTTGTGGTGACGATCCCACATCCGACGAAGTCTGTTCGCTTCGTCCTCGGGGATGTCCAGGTCTGTGGCCAGGTACCCTGCAGGTCGTGCTCCGTTCACGAAGAACTGATAGTTCCAGATCTGCGCATTCTGGTTCGTAGCGATCTGGTACGTCAACGTTCTCAACCCTGTCGTACCCCTCATCGGAGTCGTCGGATCGGGGTTCGGATACGCGAAGTGGACGATCTCCTCGGGCGTGAACGGGATCTTAGTCCCGCTCGGGCTATCGAACAGATAGCCCTCCACCCATCGATCCTCGCCGGGGATGACTTCGATCAGTTGTGGGGGAAGAGGGATGATCTGCGCAGGCCCGCCAGCACTGTTAGGCACAACGTACCAGAACGCTTCACCCACGAGCTCCAGGTGCAGGTGGAGAAGATGACGCAACTTCCTGCCCGACATCCCCTGGTTCGGGTGGTCGAGGACATCGTAGAGAACATGATCCTTGATCTCTGCTCCGGTCGGGTCTATCAGCTGGAGGTCGGCTGCCGCAGCGGTAAGCGCAATCCGCTTGGCGCCGATATAGACCCACCCGCTAATCCCGTACTGATCAAGCAGAGCAGCATCATCCGACGGTGGAGCAGTCGACATCGACGGGTCCCAGTAATCCGCGAACAGCTTCTGTCCGCTAAAGACGGTCTCGAGCCCTGCAGCTTTGATCAGCGATCGTGCTAAGGTCTTCCGTATACCCATCAGTCGTCATCCTCCATATCGACCGCGAGGAGCATCCGAGCCGTGATCTTCTGGGCGTAACCCTCCCAGAAGGCCATGACGATCGCGTCTCCGAAGTCGGTGGACCGCCCGAGGCGTTTCCGAATGTCGTCCTTCGATTCGATCTGAATCTTACCGCTCGAGGTCTGCTTCCATCGTGGGGCAGCTAGGTCCCCGATCAGCGAGTCATCTGGGGGAAAAGCGACTGTCGGGTTGTTCGCAGGGTCGAGGAGCTCGCGCATCGACCACCAGCTAGCTGCACGTTTGTTGATGAACTCGAGTTCGCCGGACTGGTCCTTGAAGGTCGTACTCTCGTTAGCGTGGAAAGGTACGACTTTGTACCCCTGTTCACGCAAGCGATCTACCACGCCAGCCCCGATACCGATAACGTCCACAATGATATAGCCGGCATTGTTCGCCTTGTAAGCGGCGATGATATGCCCGGTGGATTCCATCAAGTCGATCTGCCCGTACTTGCGGAACTCCGTGAGGACAGGGCCGGACCTCATGCCGATGACGGTGGCGTCCCCACCGAACCGTGCGATGTCTGCGCTGACACAGGTGAATTCGTACTGATCACGTTCGGGGGCTTCGTACCACGTGTTCCACCGGTCTGTAGCTTGTTCGATCCACGAAAGCGGAATCACGCCGTCGTCCGAACTGGTACTGAACTCGCCCATGACCCTGTTCTGGAATACGGTGCTCTGCTCGCCCCACTGTCTCCGACGTTGATCAGCCCAGTCTTTCGAAATTCGTCCAGCGTTGACGGCTTCGTCAAGAGTGACATGTCTGACGTGCCAGTCTTCTGTGCCAGCTCTACGGGTTTGAACTTCGAAGAAGCGTCCCTCGGCATCTCCCGGGGTGCTAATCGCTAAGGCGAAGGCTTCGTTGGTCGTATCGGCTCCCGACCCGGAGAACGCCCCCTCAGCAGCGTCCCAGGTATCGGGCGGTATCGTCTTCGCCTCGTCATACAGGTAGAAGATGTGATCGGCGTGTGCACCCTCAATCGCAGCAGCGTTGTCAGAGGCGATTGCACTCGCCGCACCCGTGTCGAGTTTGAGGTTGAGCGTCAACATCTCCTCGTGACTGTAAGCGGGCCTGCCCACGACGTCCCAGCGAATCATCCTCCCCCACTTGTGCACCTCAGGCCAGAGGAAGACGTCCAGCTGCCGCCAGACTGACGCTGTCGTGAGGATCTTCCAGTCTTCACCGTCTCGGGTGAGGGCGAACCAGTGAATCAGTACGGCGGCGATGCAGGTCTTGCCCAGGCCGTGAGGTCCTCGTACGCTTTCCCGTTTGTACCTCACCAAGTCCTCGCAGATCTCAGCCTGGTAGTCAGTGAGGAACTGCCCCACAGGCCACTTGATGCAATCCTTCGCGAAGCCCACCGGGTCGTTGTAGTACTTACGAATCGGAGTGTTGAAGCTTGAATCTCGTTCGAGTAGCGCTAGTTTGTCTCGCCTGACTCGGAGGTCGAAGATTTGGCTCTCGAGTTTCCCACGGGTGTCGGGGATGAGCGTCACGGGTTTGTGATCCTGTCGAGCTCTTCCTCGAGCTCACGGATTGCCTTGTCTACCGCGTCGACCGTAACGATCTCTCTGCGGCTGTCGGGCTGGTCGTAGAGGAACATAGCCAGGCGGACGATACGTTCGAACTCACTAGGCGTGAGTATCACTTCGTCCCGTTCTAGCTGCTTGACGTACTTGTCGATAGTCGTATGAGCGATCTCGAGGAACTTGAGTTTGGCGTCTCCGAGGAGCATGACTGCCTTGTCCTCGACGTAGTCGCTGATCTTCTCGTTACGATTCTGGAGGCGTCGGTCCCACTCGAATTCACGTCTCCAGTTGTCCACCGTCTGAGCACCGACGCCGAACTTCATCGCGGTTTCAGTAGCGGTACGAGGGTTGCCGTCGCGGTACCAGTACTCGAAAGCTTCTTGGTGTCGAGCATGTTCCCGCATGGTCTTCTTCCTGTCGGCTCAGGCGCCCACCTTCACCTGGATCGGGTAGAGAGAGGAGCGAGTGGGGGCCAGTTTCGTTCGCAGGCTGTTGACCCTGCGTCGGAATCCCTTGAGAGGAGGGGAAGGTGGGACTCGCTCCTCTCTCTATCCAACCCCAGTATAGGACCTTCGAAAGCGGAAATCAAGTGCTACTTCGGCGATTTCGGGGTTTCGGTCGAAATCTTTTTCTCGTCGATTCGGTTCGCGGGAGGGTGAAAGGGTGTGAGACCCCCTAAAGGGGGCTCTACACCCTGTCGTCACCCACTGTCCCGGGGTGAACTTGCAGGAACCCTAGAAAACCCTTTCTTTCCAGGGGGTTTGGCGACTTGCACAGGGGAGTTATAGTAATAAGTTGTGCAAGTCGTGAAACCAAGTCGAAACCAAGTCGGTTTCGATCGTAAACCAAGTCGAAACCAAGTCGTCAGCGTCAGGGCCGAACTGACGGGGTCGACTGCTTATGTTTATGTCTCCGAAGATCGAAACTACTCTCTGAGCGGTTGGATATTAGATTAGGATGGTCCTATTAGGATCCTAATGGGGGTATTCTGGTAGGACACTCCCCATTACCACCCTAATAGGAGGTATTACCATGGTAATGAGGTAGGAAATACCCCATTACCACCCTAATAGGAGGTTAATATGTTCTTAATATGTCCTTAATGGGAACTTAATAAGCATCCTATATACTCTATGTGAGGATAGAGGAAGGAGGTAGCGAAGAAGAAGGATAGGTAGGACCGAAGACCGAGAGAGTTGTCCAAAAGTTCTATAGAGAGGATTTGAAATGAATAAGGTCGAACTCCATAAGGCCATTGGTGAAGCGATGAAGGCCTCCAATATAAGTGAAGCTAAGAGAATGTTCGCAGAACTCTACTACGAGATCCATCCTCCTAAGATCGCTAAGTTGAATTGGATGAGAGTGGAGGCCGGTTACTATAGGTCCACCAACGATGGGGAAGTGTATGAGATCAAGGAAGTTCCGGAGACCAAGGAATCCAGGTACTATTGGAATATCATCTGCGGAGGATCTGTGATAGGGAATTCCGAAATCCTCTCCACCTCCAAAGAAATTGCGGAGGAGGATCTCAATAAGTCATAACCACCCCAAAGGAATCCGGAATAGGTAGAGGAGTCCAATCCTCCT